CCAATAAACTTTCAATTAATAAAAATTGTTCTGAATCGGCCGGAAGACTTCCTAATTCACCCCGAGGCCATTTTATTGAAAACTCAACTGCTTGATCTAAATCTTTTTGAATTAAAGTATTATCTGTTTCTAGTTTATTGATTCTTTCTATTACTCCAAAATACGCCCACACGCCGATAGCCACTGCCGCTAAAATTGACAGTAAGTTTCTCATTGGCATACTTATTGCTGTGTCATCTGATACTTTCATTTTTTTCTCTTTTTTCTAGGTTTAGACTCAAATATTTTATTTATCCAGTCAATATAATGGTCTAGTATACCACATAATTTATACATAAATCTATCTATCATTTAAATAGTCGCCTCAGGTCGACAGTTAAAAGCTACAAAAAGTTTGTCTCTCTCTACTATTGCTTTTCTCATTGTTTCTACCAATTTTAAACTATCCGCATATCCGGCTTTAACGCATTCATAGTGCGTTTTATAAGGTAAAGTTTGATATATAGGGGGTGAAAGACAAGTAGTAGTTATTGATGAGCATACCCATAGTATTAAAATATAATTCATTTAATCTCCTAATACTTCACGTTGTATATCCTTGATATCCCACTGCTGGTCTCGAACCGCGTCTGTGGTTTTTCTAAGGATTTCCTCCATAGCTCTAAAGTATGCGTTTACTTCAGTTACTCTACCATTAACATTAAACATTTCACGTGTAAATTCTTCTTTATCCTGGGCGTATTTATCAAAGATTATTTGAATATCTTTGTTTAAAAGTATCACTTGTTGATTATTTGCCTCAATTGTATCTGTTAAATTAATAATATATCTAATAGATCCAAAGGTTGCAGCCAGAATAGATAAGACTATAGGTACAATAATTATAAGTTTACTCTTTTGTAAGTCCATTGGTTTCCTTTAATTCCATTTGTTTTTTATGTTCTTGTTTCATAATCGCATCAAAAAGATTATCATCAGTCCGTTTTCTTTGATTTTCTTTTTTCAGAAATTTCATATCCCTGCATTTTTTAGCTACAAGTTCTAACTCAGGACCCATCTCTACACTTTTATATTTTCTGCAGATTTTAAGAAGTTCCATTTGTTGTTGAAGTTGGTATCGGTCTTCTTGTGCTTCTTTAAATTTTTTATCACAGGTATTTCCTATTTTAAAACGAAAGTTTACCCCTACTCTATATTCGTGATCTTCATGAGTGCTGGAACCTCTATCTATGTAGTCAGTGCCACCTTTTCTATATTCAACATAAGGAGTTATATCACCGGCATTACAGTCGCGCCAGTTGTCACCTAGATATTCATTTTTAGGATATGCGGGACCACCAAATAATGCTAATAGAGTTATCATTAAAATAAGTAGTGCTGTAAATCTGTAATCCATCCTTATGCACTCCATTCATTTAATCCTGCTTCTCTTTTTTCTTATTCTTACGCTTCTTCTTCTTCTTAAAAGTTTTAAAGTCCGATACTTTTTCTTCAACCTGCGTAATTTTTTCTTTAACCAAGACCATATCTTGAGAAAGAGAAAACGTCCGGCTAAGTGTCCACCCACCCAACGCAATGAGAATAGCAAGAAGTGCAGTAATAATTTTGTCATTCATTCTAGTTACAATTCTCTTTGCTTAGATCTACCGGTATTTCTTTTGTAAACCAGAACCAAGATTCAATTTTAGTTCCTTCTTGTGTGTAAGTACATCTAGGTCCTACTGCAACGCAAGAAGTGAATGTAAGTAGGGATAGTATTAATAATAATTTATTTATTGACATGATAAACACTCCTCTCCAGCATTTTTAGGATCACTACACTCACAAGTATCACAAGTACAAACCCCATATATATCAGTATGAAGTTCTTCTAAACAATGACACTCGTGGCCACATTTTTTGCATTCGTTTTTGTTTTTCTTTAAATCCATAATAGTGCGATGGGTATATTAAGATATACAATATAAAATGGCAATTACTATAATAGCTGCTACAGCTGTCCCTTTTTTATGTGCTTTAGCTAATTCTAAGTAATCTTTTGGTGTTTTTCCATATATTAACATAATAATTCCTTTTAATTTATTTTTAGTGTACCCCAATTTGGCCCTGATTCATAGTCAACTTTATTGGGAACTTCTAGATTAACAGCATTTTCCATAATTTCAACAATTTTAGCTGCATGTTCCGGACTTTCTACTGATATATCCAGTTCATCGTGTACTTGTATATGAGGAATGATCCCTTCTTTATATAATTCTATCATTGCTTTCTTTGTCATGTCAGCTGCTGATCCTTGAATCAATTTATTTAAAGCTTTGTAAGTATAAGCACGCTTGATCCCTGGTCCGTGTTCCAAGAGCGCTTGTTCATGAGGCAATGCTTTATGAATTCCGAACTGATTCGGTTCCCATAAAGGAAACCTACATAATCGTCCCAATAATGTTCTAACTTGACCACGATCTTGTGCTCGACCACTAACATTATCCATCAATTGTTTTACGAATGGAACTTTATTATGATATTGTTTAAATAGTTCAGTAGCTTTATCTTTACTAACACCTAACTCTGCTTGTAATTTATTTTTACCCATACCATAAAACAAACCTAAGTTAATTGTCTTGGCTTGTGATCTAGGTATCTGTGCCATTTCTGCTACAATATCATGGAAGTCTGTATCTGGATCATTCTTATAAGAATCTGATACATCACCTACACCATATAAATTCTGCAAAGCTGCATAATGCACTACCAGACGCGGCTCTTGCTGTGAGTAGTCAAAACAACCCCATGTGTGGCCTTCCTCGGGTATAAACAGAGCCCTGATCCGTGGTCCGAGATCCTTGTTTCGTGCTGGAATCTGTTGAAGGTTAGGATTAGAATAAGAAAATCTTCCGGTTACTGTACCACCATTATCGGATCTTAATTGGTTGATGTCAGCGTGAATTCTACCTTTAACCACTGGATGTGGGTGATTTTGTAAAAAATTTTTAGTAAAGGAAGGTGCCGATGTTTTCTCAGTTCTATCGTAGTCTAGTTTTAGTTTATCAAAAACTTGTGCAATTGATCTTGCAGCCCATATTTGGGTATCTATGCCTGTCTCTTTTTTTACTTGTTGTAATGCTTGTTTTTCTTGTGCAACTAATGTGGTTTTCAATTTGTGCGCTGCTTCCACATCGACACAAACCCCTTTAAATTTCATATCAATTAAACAAGGAAACAATTCTGTTTCCATATCCATGATTGAATTTATATCTTGATGATTTATTTCTTTTTTAAGTTCTTGCCAAAGTGCTAATGTAATTTCTGCATCTTTTTCTGCGTATGCACCAACATAAATCGCAGGTAGTTTATACATTTCTGCTTTAGCGTCAACCCCCCAACTTTTTG